AGCACGTTCCAGGACAAGCGGCTGACCGTCTGGGCTTCTTCCACCCAGCAAATGTCCACGCCTTCAAATGACTTGATGTTGCTGATGTTGTTCTTAAGCCCGGCAAAGGCAAACTCGGTGCCGTTGGAGCCACGAATAGCTGTTTGGGTAATCTCATAGAAACTGTGCAGGCCCAATGCCTCGATCTGGTCGCACAACAGCTTGTGGACGCTATCCCTGATGCTGGTCTGGAACTCACGGGCGCACAGTATGCGGGTTGGCTGTTTGGCCCCTTTGATTAGCAATGCCCTGGCTATCCCCCAAGACTTAGCACCGCCCCTGCCGCCGTAGCAAACCTTGTAGCGGCTGCGCTGGAACAGGCTTTGCAGCTTGAGTGGGAACTCGGCCTTGGCATCAGTCATTGGGCTTAACAAAGGTCACCTGGATGCCTTGGAGCGCTTCTCCGTCCTTGCCCGTGATCTCTTGCTTGACAGTCTCAGCCCACCGCAGCTGGGTCTTTGTCCACCAGATCAGTGCCGTGGTGTCGCCGCTGGTTGCCTTGTCAAACAAAGTCCTGGCTATCTGCCCATTGGCTTTGGCCTTGCCCATGTCTAACTCAGCGCGGTAATGCTTGCGTAGCGTCTTATCGTCTATCCCAACCAGAATAGCTATCTGCTCATGGGGCAAGCCTAACCCGCTGGTGTTCTCAACCAGGCGTTGCATTTTGGCGGTTGGTTCGTGTTCTATCATTTTATAAAGGGGAAATCATATCAATTGCATTTTAACCATAGGACAAGCCAAGCGGGTGATATCCCCGACTTCAGCCATCTTTGGACTGCTGCACCCTTAAGGTCAGGCTTCAATTTCCAGAGCGCCCGTATCGTTGGGCTAGTCGTCACATCACCGTTCTGCTCTGTTCCTGAGATACCGCCTGCAAGTTCTCGCGCTGGCTTGTCAGTAAGCGCATCACTTCTCTCGATAGCAACCGTAACAAGGTTCATTGTTTCGCCATCAGCAATCGGTACTGGAACGCAAAAAGCCACTTTCTACTGCGCTCTAATGCTGCAACATCAGTTCCCTTGTGGGGTAACGCATGAGAAAGTGGCCTCATACCGTCTTGTGTTGCAGCACTTGACAAAGAAATTGTACATTAAATCTTCTCAATCAATGCCCAGATTACTAAAACAATAATGACAACAAGGACAATTTTGAGCATTACTTCTTGGATTTAGCGTCTTTGGTTGCTTCCCGCTTAACTGCATATGCAATTGCCACTGCCTGCTTAACGGGCTTACCTGCTGCTATTTCCTTGGCAATGTTCTTGCTCATGGCCTTTGGGCTTGGTGACTTGATTAGCGGCATTTGCTGTCCTGTTACTTGGTAAAAGTGTTCAAACTATTTTCTGACAATTGTTTCTTTGCTACTTTACGTTGATTGATGTTTTCCAGCATCTTGACGCCATAGCGCTTGACTGCATCTTTCTTGATGACGAATTCGCCATCTTGCAGCGCCCCGTAGCCATCATCTGGGCCTGGTGCCTTGCCTAACAAGTCTTTGAGCCTGACCATGCCGCCTTGGTTAAAGGCTTGACTACCGCCACCAAAGCCAGCACCTCCAGGCCCACCATAAGAACCGCCGCCGCCACCGCCCTTGCCGTCACCATAACCGCCAAGACTTGCAGCTACTGCATTTGGGTTAGGCGTAACTTCTCGCGTTTCAATCGGTGCAGGATTTAAAGACACTGAGGAACTAGGCAGCACACTATTCAAAAAAGACTCAAACATACTCCTAGACTGTGGCGCAGGCATACCCGCAAACTGGTCACCGTACAAGCCAGTGGGGGTTATCCCAGACGTACCTGGTTGCGAACCATAGCCACCAACTTGCAAACCAGTGCCAGGGTCAATTCCGCGAGCAACTGATTGCTGATCTGCAACAAATTGCGGAAACATGGCCTGCTGCGCCCTCATTGCCATACCTACCCCAAAGGGAGCGTAATTCAGCGCTTGCTGCCCAAACTGGGTAATGCCTGCCATTGTTGGGTTGTTGCTGTAAAAAGCAGCTTTATCAGCGTTGGACATGGCATCAAATTGCGGGTTGGCGCTGCGCCCGTCACCAGCATTGCTTATCATCTGGCCTTGGTTCTGGCCTTGCCCATAGCGGATGTCCCTGCTGGCAGGGAGCATCTGGCTAAGCAGGCTTTGACCAATCATGCTTGGGCTACATGGATTGTTGCAAAGTTAATGGTCAATGCCTCAGACAATGAACCAGCACTTGCGTTGGTAATTGCAATGGTAAATGACCCAGCTGCAACTGCCACCACAGAAACCAAGTAAGTCCCAGCCGTTGCTGCACCGCTTGCAATTGCAATAACAGGGATGTCGTAAGCAGAGATTGCGCTGTTTGTAACCACAAATGCCACTTCAACCCCAGCAGCCAGTGATGCATTGTTGGTCACAATTTGACCTACTGATGAGTTGATGGTCACGCCTGTTGACTTGCTGGTGGCTTGGGTCACAGTTGACGGTGCAGTGGTTGCTGAACCCGTGTTATAACCAATTTGGCCTGATGTTGCGGCGGCGTAGACCGTACTTGACCCTTTAAGGTCTTGATCTTGGTATGCCGCGCCTATTGCTACTGAGTTACCCATAATATTTCCTTTAACAGTTCCAGTTTTTGAGAGATGCCTTTGCCCGTTCTGCTGGGCCTTTGGCGTGTTGCACAACCCCTTCCATTCGCGCACAAAAGCTGGCCTTTCGGCCTGCATCTGCTTTGGTCTTTGGATTTGGGGCTGGCGGCTTGAGATTTGAGTTGTTGGCTGCGTTGTACGCTGCGCGGCCTGCGGCTGTCATTCCAGCGCCCTTCTCAGTGGCGTTGTAGTTCTTACCTTTACCCGTGGTGGTATGGGCAATAGGTTTGTCGTGCTTGCTCATTTTTTGGCTGTCTTGGCACTGGCCTTGAACGCTGCGGCAGTAGGGGCACCTTTTGAGCCTGGCGTCCTCATGCGCTCTGGCGTCTTGCCAGCATCTTTTTGGCGCTCAATGCGCTCCTGTTTTGCGTGAATATTTTGATACAAACCGGGTTTATTCGCCATTTTCATACTCCACAACAGCACAAATGTCAGCTTCTTGAATGATCTGGTAATCCTGCCCATCCTCGGTGTGGGTAGGCCAATTCAGATAATCCCCGTTGCCGTACTTAATAAAGTCACCAACAGCCACATCAGTCACCAGAGCGCCAATTGCCACCACCGTGCCTTCGTTAAACGGCTCTTTGTTGTCCACATAGATTAAATCGCTCAATAGCCGCACCTGGGGCTTGACAACTACACGGTCACGCAGTGGCTTGAACATTTTTACGCTCGTACTTTCGTTTGATTCTAGGGGCAATTGCAATTGCAACTGGCGTCAATGTGTCGGTCATTATGTCGTAAACAGGCAATTCTGTGATTGTCCTGGCTGTTTCAATGGCAGCAAATTGCCCACACCAATCGGTGCGCTGCTTGTTTTGCGTCATGGGATACAGCCGACAGACCCCCATAATGGGCTGGTCTTGGAACATCCGACAAGTGCCGCAAGTCATTGGCTGCTTTTCCTGCCGTGGTCGTAGCAGCTGCCGCCGTTGGATTTGCCGCCGCTGTAATTCATAGGCGCTGGCGCTTTAGCTTTCATCATGGGCTGGGCCATTGGCTGCATTGGTGCCTTTTCAGCTTTTGGCTGCATCTTTTCCATTTTTTCCATCTTGCTATCCATGTTCACTCCAAAAAGCGCAGGCGGTACAGGGTAGAGTTAATGAGTTCTGCGATTTCATCAACAATGTTTTGCAATTCTGTGTCTTCTGGCAGTGACACTCTGGCCTCGGTCACAAACGCCTGGATGCCTTGCAGGTAAGCAATTGGGTCAGTGGCGCTATGGTATTCCTCGGGGTACTTCTTGATCTTCTCGTACTTACCCTGGAAATTCTCGGCAAACTTGTCAGTCAATTCAACAATTGCAGGGTAGTACTTGCCCAGCGCCTTGTGCTTGCTGTAGCTGTCAGTGGACAAATGGAGCAGATGCGTCACCGTGCTGCTGTGGAACAGCTGGGCAATGAATTCAGCAATGTCATCAATGTTTGGCATATCTGTCCAAAAAGCGGGGGCAAACCCCCGAAAGGTCAACTGCTTTTGAAATATAGCACATTACAGCGTCAATCCCTTGTTTGCTGCCCAGGCGTACAAGAATTCAATAAATTCGCTGCTTTCAGCTGTGGTGAATTTGTGGCTTTGCAGGCCCAGCTGGACAATTCGCTCACCATCCAGGCTCGGACAGACCTTGCCAATCTTGCGGTCAGTGTCGTGCGCCCACTGGTCAACCAGCAATCTTTTCCAATCATCAGGCGTCCAGGTGCTGCCTGCTGCTGCCATTGCCGTGCTGATTTTGCCAATTAAAGAATGAAACATTGCGTTTTGCTCGGTGCTGCGGCGGCTTTGCTTGATCTCAATGGTCATCTTGTGGCCTGCCATCAGCATAGATTTCAGCGTAGGCCAGATCACGGTCATCATCTCTTTGTGGGCCTGGACAGGCTCCCATACTGCAATCTTCATTCTTTTTCCTTAATTAAAATATCAACTCCAGCATTTATTGCATAGCGTTTGGTTGAGTGCAAATCAACCACTTGGTCATCATCTTCATAGACGATGCCGTTCATGCCATCCATGAAAGATTTAACAACATTGTCCAGGTCTGGTTTCTTACATGGCCTCTCCAAGCCACTTAAACAGGCCTCAGTGCGTTTTTTAGAGTAGGACTGTGGCACTGATAGCCTGACGTAAATAAAAGCCTCTAGCGCCGTTTTTAACGGTTCGCTGCTGCCCATCGCTTGCAAGGCATAAAACCTAATCTGGTCTTCGTAGCTGGCGGTGGCTGCATCGGTGTAAGTTTTGACAAAGTTTCCCTGTCTTGCAAACCGCGGTCTGCCCTTCCCACGAGGTTGGCCTGGCACTTCAAAACAGATTTGCATCATTTCATTGCCTTAATTTTTGTATGAATTATCGCTGTGATGCCTGGAAAATCCTGTTCCAGTTCGACA